GTTCTTTTTTTTGTATTTTTCCCCGGTATACTTTTAACATAATCTATTTTTTCTTTAGGTTTAAATATACTCTTAGGATTAATCTTAGGTTTACCTTTAGGTTTAGCTTTTTTTGCTAACTTTTCTAAAATTTTTTTAACTATTACGCTCATTAGTTATAACTATACCCTGTGTTTCCTGATTCAAGTTTCTCGAATAATTTTTTATGTTGGTCCATGATCTCTTCATCAGAGTCCATCATCTTATCAACTTGATCTTCTAGTTTTAAAACTTGTTGTTGAATTCGCTGTACTTTATCTTCATGTACTGCCTGGATAGTAGATAATTCAAATGTACGAGAAAGACTCCATCCGGCTAACGCCAACAATATTCCAACCAGCATTGTCATCAATTTTTCAATCATATTTTACTTCGTTTTCAAAAGACACATCTAAGCCATGATCTTTTAGTTTTTTATAAGTTCTTTTATCGTTACACTTACAATTATCACAAGCACATAAATCATCATCATAATGGTGGCCGTGAAGACTTTCCCCACAGTGACAATCACAATGACAATTTTTACATTTGGACATTATTTTTGTTCAAAAAGCCAACTAACAAATTTTTTCCATAATTTTTTAATCATCTTTTTTCTCCTCAATTTCGTAAAAAAAGTTATCCGTATCTTCTGTTCTCCATTTACGAGTATCTTCTACATTCCATTCTGAAGTTTGTACCTTCCAATCAGGGATTTCATCTTTCACAGTGAAAGATGGTATGTCCCATATGATTCGATTGTTTGGCTGAGCCGCATAGTTGCCGTCGTCTAAGGCAAGTATATGAGCGCACTTATGTTCGTGCGGAATTTCAGAATGATCTGTATCTACTATATTACTCTCTGGATGCGCCCAGTCAACAGTAAAAAGATAAGCACCTGCATGATTTTTTTTGTCTTTACCAAAATATTTTCCGGATTGTCCGTCTAAGATGTCGTAAGAAGTAACAGAAGGATAGTAACTAAAACAATTCCATAACTCCAACTCATCCAGTCGACGTCTAGGAACTTCTTCTGCTTTATACCCTCTTTGAATGAATGCAGAAATTGGTAGCCTGTAGAAGATTGCACCATTTTCCATAATTGCGTGAAAAAGTATCGGGCGACCAGTAATGGACGAAAACCCAAATAGGATGCAGTCTTCAACTTCGCCATGATGTTTTTTAAGATCATAGAGATATTCTCTCCTGATCTGTGCGTACGTCACAGGTATATTTGCATTCAGATAAGCCATGGCGTATCATTATAATATGATTGCGCCGATAACAAATCCAATAATAAAGCCTACAATGTATTCTCTATAGTGTAGAGAAAATACATCCCACTTTACTTTTAGCTGATTCCAAACTTGTTTCATTTTTCCTCCTCTTTTATTGTACCCCAATTAGGGCCAAATTCATAGTCTACTTTACTAGGAACTTTTAATTTTATAGCATTCTCCATAATGTTTTTTATTTTTACAACTTGATCGTCATTACTTATTGAAAAACAAAGTTCATCATGAATTTGTATATGAGGTACTATACCTTGTTCGTAAAGCTTTACCATGGCCTTCTTTGTCATATCTGCTGCTGATCCTTGTATCAATCTGTTTAAAGCTCTGTAAGTAAATGCTGGTCTATAGTGTTTATCAAAGTATTCAAGATTAGCATCTCCTGGTTGAGAATTTTTAGTAAGCTCTGCAAGATACCTGTTTTCTGCTTCTTCTTTTTTTAGAATAGGCACAGGTGATTTAACTATCTGTTTTACGCCATCAACTTCTTTATATTCACTTATTTCAAACACACCTTTTTCAGCGTTCCATTCCTTATTTATAGGTTCCCACTTATCAAACCTACAGAATCTATCTTCTAAAGTGTATATGTTTTTATTTCTTTCTGCAAAATCCTGTAGCCCTTGTGATAACTTACGTACAAAAGGCACTTGACTGTGGTATTTTTCAAATAATTCTTTTGCTTCGTCGCTTTCTAATTCTAAAGATCTAGCTAGTTTGTTCTTACCCATTCCATAGAATAAGCCTAGGTTAATCGTTTTTGCCTGTTTCCTGGTGATTTTAGCCATCCTAGCAACGATTTTGTGAAAATCAGTGCGCGGGTCCTCATTATATTCTTCGGCCATGTCCTCAGCTCCATGGAAGCCGTTCTTCAAAGCGTAGTGTACAACCAGTCTAGGTTCTTGTTGTGAGTAGTCAAATGATCCCCACCTGTGTCCTTCTTCTGGTAGAAACAATTCTCGTATCTTACTACCTAATTCACTTCGTGCTGGAATCTGTTGTAAGTTAGGATTACGCATGGAAAATCTGCCTGTAACTGTTCCACCCTGATCTGATCTTATTTGATTTATATCGGCGTGTATTCTGCCTTTGTGTATAAATTTTAAAATACCACTTACAAAAGTGTTGAATAGTTTATCTAATTGTCTAGCTTCTGCAATCATTTTTAAATATTTATTAGGGTGGGATTCTAAGTATAATTTTGTTATACTAGCCCGTCCTGTTTTAGGTGTAGTTTTATAATCTGTAATCTTTTGGTGGTCTAACAATGGTTGAATTGAATCAGCAGCCCAAATATCTACATCAAGACCAGTTTCTTTTTTTATTGTTTTTAATATTTTAGCCTGTTCTTTTTTAAGAGTGTCACCAAATGTTTTTGCTTTCTCTTCATCAACTCTTACTCCTAAAAATCTCATATCAACAAGACATGGAAACAATCTTGTTTCCATATCAAATATGTTTTCTAAAGTTTTTTTACTTTTTGATTCTGTATCTATTGGGGTCTTAATTATTTTTTCAAATTTATTCCAAAGTCTTAACGTAAGTAATACATCTTGCTCTGCGTAGTCCGCAACTAAATCATAAGGTAGTTTGTGCATGTTAGTCATAGGATCGGATATACCATGCAGGTCTTTTGCTTTATCTGTTAAATCATATTTATATTTGCTATCATTTAAATAATCTTTTGCTAAAGCATCTAGACTGTATCTTTGTCTGTTCTCATCAATTATAGAAGCTGCAATCATGGTATCGTACACAGGTCCTTTTAACATCATGCCAGTAGCTGCACGTATCCAACAAACGTCGTACATTGCATTGTGAAATACTTTTGTAACTTTTTCGTTTTGAAATATCTTTCTATTTAAAACTTTCCAAGTTGTATTCTTTCCTAGGTTTTGTCCTGAGTATAAGTGAGCAATTGGAAAATAATATTTCTCATCCCTATAAGCAACAGCAATACCACACACTTTGCCTTTACCTACGATGGCCCCTGATCCGTGAGTCTTGAGGTCTGGATCGTGTGTCTCTAAGTCGACAGCAATAACGTCACCATCTTTTATGTCCAGCACGTCTAGTTCTGGTATCATTTAACTATTCCCCACGTGTTTGGTTTTTCTTTTGGTAAATCTTCTTTTGGTTTTTCTACTTCTTTATAATCTCTTTCAAGTATCATCTCTAAAAAATGTATAGCCTTCAATATATCTTCCCTTTTTCCTTTCAATCTATGACGACAGATATATTTTATAGCGCACCCTTCTGGAAAAAGCAATTCATTTTCTACAACAAATTTACTTGGTTGAATTTTGAATTTTTGATAATGTGATCCTCCGTGTTGTTTATCCCAAACATTACTCATCGTAGGTCCTCCTTTCCTGCAAATGTTAAGTTAGTTGTACTTTTTACTAACCATAAAGTTTTTCTTGCACGAGAACATGCAACAAACTTCATTCTCTTTTTTGAAAACGGATTTTCTTGTCTTGTTAATTTAAAATCAAATACCACGTTATCGAATTCTTTACCTTTAATTGTATGTATGTTTTCTAAAAATACTCTTTTCTTTTCTAAGTCTCTATTGTTGTTAACAATTTCTCTAATATAATTTTTCATTTGAATTGTTGAAACTTTACTAATCTTTTGAAAGTCATCTATGTTTTTTACACCCGGGACGACAAACCCTTTGTCGACTAACCATTTAATATCATAGCTTCCACTATCTGCAGCTTCTAATTGTTCAATTGTTTTTAACTGATATTGTGGATGAAGGCCCTTAAACATTACCTTAATTTTAGTTAAAGATTTGTGTTCACCTCTTGCAAAACTTAAGAATTCTCTTTGGTTTTTTACTTCATTGGTTGGATATTTAAATTTAAATCTACTTTTTTCTTTGTTAGGTATTGCAATTGGCATACCTATTTCCATTAAATAGTGTATCATTTCTCTAGGTTCTCCGCCTCTATAAGTAAATATAAAATTCTCAGTAGTATTTTGTATTCTATTTTTAAGTTCAGACGCAAAAGGGTCTTGCGTCAAACTAGATAAATTAAATATTTCTCCTTCTACAATTTTACCATTCTCTTCTCTTGGTTTCCAAATCCTGGTGTATTTATACTCTTTCCAAATGTCTTGAATTATTTTTTTACAATAATCATTTATTATTCTAGGACATCTATATCCTTGTTCTAATTCTATCTCAGGATTCGCAAACTCTCTGTGAAACGAATCAGGATCAGCTCCTGCAAACTCAAATATAGCTTGGTCTGGATCTCCTGCTTTGTAGAAGTAATCTACATTCTTTGACATTACTTCTTCAGCTTTTCTTTGTATTACACTTGAGTCTTGTGCTTCATCAACTATTAATATTTTTATATCCTTACATAATTTTTCTGACTCTTCTTTGTTATTATAAAAATCTTCTACCATATCTTGAAAGTCAATTATTTTTGTAGTTCTTCCATTAATTTTTTCATTAGTTTTAAATTTAATATAACACTCTTGCATTTTAATTAATTCTTCAGCGGTATAT